ATATACTTATCGGTGCATTAGATGCCATTTAAAAATCTCTCCCAATATGTCTTTATTACATTCCAATGGTAGAATTGTCTATAGTACTGCATTTGAAATTTCATAGCATCTGCATTTAAACTGTTAATAAAATCAGGCAATATATTAATAGCTCCTGCAAATTGTTTAGACAATGCTTCTTTATCTTTTAAATAAGGTACATAAATTGGAAATTCAGCGCAAGTCTCATACAAAGCTCCAAGGTCCGTTGTTACTGCTACGAGTCCAGCTGCTAACGATTCCATGGCAGCTAAACAAAAAGTTTCTTCAAAGGTAGATGGATGAATATAAGCATCATACGTATGCAGTACCTTCATTAACTCTTTATGATTTAAATAACCTTTGTAATTAATATTTTTAATTGTTTTTGCTTTATCATATAAAGCTGTAAATTGATTATCAGATATTTTTTTAAATGCATCTCCATATATCTGTGTGCTTGAGTATATATCTAGTTCTACTTTATCTGTTTTAATCTGTTCCATAGCAGAAAGTAAAACGTCTAATCCACGCCAAGGAGTTGAGGTATAAACAAGTTTTAGTTTCTCTTTAGGTTTAAATTCAAATTTCACTATTAAGTCATCATCAAATCCATTTTTAATAACTAATGAGATATCTGTTGGAATATCAAATATCATTCTATACTTTTCATATGTCCAATGTGAATTGAAAACGTACCAATCATATTTTCTATGATTTAATTTATTCTTGAACCAAGGATAAAGATTAGGCTGATCGTAACTATTATGAACCCAAAGGATATTTGGTTTATCTATTAGTAAAGGTGTTTTTTCTGGAATGGATGTAGTGATATTAACTTTATCAAGAAGTTCTTTTGATACGTACTTGTGTAAGTATTCTAACTGTATTTCGGTACCACCGTATGGATTCATTACTTAGTTTTACCAAATACCGATAAAGATGCAACTGTTATTTGTACGTCTTGTTGTAAGTCTTCTGCTTTTGTTGGAGTATTAGGATTTGCAACATCTGCATTAAACTCAGCTATTGAATCGTAAGTTTGTCCAGTAGTTTTATTTGTAATAACTTCAACCGCTTTTGCTGGTACAATTGGAACTTCTACTCCATTAATTATTGTAGTTTTCATAAACTATTATTATATACTATTAACGTCTACCTTGTCCACGATATTCTTTTTTATCGTTTCTTTTATTTGGATTTTTTGAATGTCGTCCAGGTCTTTTTTTATTAGTCTGTTTAATAAACTGACCATTTCCTACACTTATTTTTCTAGCCATTCTGATTTTTTCTACTTAGCACGGCATAAGAAATCTGTCCAGATATTACTGCAGCCGTTGCGACCTGAAATGTTAAATAATCATTTTCTTCTAATACTAATGAATTATGTACTGCGTTATCGTGAGAATCTGCAGGAATTTTTACATGATAAAATATAGCACTACCATTAGGTGTATTTAAATAAAAATTACAATCCACAGTATTATTATGTATATTTGAAACGCTTATTTCTTTTACAATAAATTTTGTAGTTGCATTAACTGTAAGAGTTGTAGTTAAATTTGTTGTAACTAATCTGTAAATGTCGCTTTTATATTCTATTGTCATTCTGCTCCGCTTCCAAATAAAAACCAGTTAAAAGTTTGCAAATCCTCAAGTAAGTCATTTTGAAAAGATGTATTTAATTGATTTTGTAAAGTTTCTAATGCTTGATTAATTTGTCTAAAATTATCAACAGTATAAGGTTCTTGTGGTTCCGGTATAAGAATATTTATTTTAGCCATTATGTTTGTGGAGCACTTCCGCCTCTGCCGTCTGGTTGTATATCTACTCTAAATATACCATAACGCCAATTGGTGTCTAGTGCATCGTTTTCAATTTTTATTGACGCAAGTCTTCCTCGCGCGCGCGTGTCTATCTTATCTGTTGTTGAAGATACTGTAAAGGGACCTACAGTCGTTTGTCCCTGTGCCGTGGTTGAATCTGCGGGATAAGCTTTAAAGAATAAGGTTACTTTAGCATCACCATCTAAATATTTAAAGTCAGGAATAAATCTTCTTATTTTAATAAAAAATTCACCATCTCCTTCTATATCTAAATCAAAGTCTCCTGATCTAATAAAAGCAGGTATAGTAATGTTTGTGATATTTGTGCTTGTTAAATTAATAACTTCATTCACACCTACTTCATGTGCAAATACATAACTACCTCCATTAGTAATACCATTAACTGTAGGAGTGTTTGGAGTCAAAGTGCTTAAATATTTAGTAGCACTTGGATACTCTAATACTTGAGCATCTTCATATGTTGTTCTTGCAAGTGATCCTGTTGTCCAAGACTGAAGCTTATAATTGTAAGTAACAACTCTATCTATTTGTGTTGAGGATGCCTTTGGATAGAACCAATTAATCTCTGTAAATGAACTATTATGTCCTGCAAATACCATCTCTCCATTTGTAAAATTAAGTCCTAAAGAATCTCCCGTTTTAGTAAATACAAAGTCTTCAACTGTAGAAGTTAACGCTTTAACTGTTCCATCAAATACAAAGAAATTACCTGAATCACCCATCCAAAATACAGCACCATCTACAAAGACTGCTGCATGTTGTCCAATGCATCCACAGTTCGATCCAACTTGACGTATGCTAAATGTAAAAGGAGGCCCTACAAACTGCATTGTATAAGCAGCTTCATCTGTTATAACTAATATATAATCTTTACCTTTAACAGCAGCTACAATTCTACTACCGTTGTCTAATCTAAATGTTCCCGCTGTGTTTGTAGAAGTAGGTTCATAAATGTCTATATCTTCTTGATCTGAGAACCTAATAAACATTGGATCTTGAGAGGAAGGTGTACCAATAGTTGTTTCAGTTCCGAAATGAATTAAGTGTCTATCCCTGTCTGATACTCTTGTTAAAACTGAAGCTGTAGGATTACCTGCTATAATAGTTGCACGTGTGCTAACTCCTGTGCCTGCTGTTGGATCCCATTTAAATGTTGATCCATTTTTAATAGTAGCAATTAATAATTCTCCAAAATTATCTAATGACCAACTTCCTGCATCAATGGTTGTATTAGAAACTGTTCTTGAAGTACCCCAAGTAGATAAGCTCCATGTCCCTGCTCCCCAACCATAACCAAAAGTAGAAGAAATAGGACCTACTGTAACATAAGGGTTTGTTGTAATCGTTCCACCTGCTGTAACCCCTGTTCCTGTTTCTGTAACAGGCATAGTAATTGTAAAGGTATTTGCAGTAGGTACTGTTTTAACTTCAAATGAATTAGTTGTAAAATTTGCAGATGTAAAACTTGTTGTAGTTGGTCCTGGTGTTGTTACACTTGAAAAATTAATTAAATCTCCAACTAGTAAATTATGTGCATTTTTATTAATAGTAACTGTTGCAGAACTCGTAGTTGATGTATAAGTACAACTAGTTAAAGCTGTTCCCAAAGGTGTGATATCGTAAAACACTTCATCAAAAAGAACATATAAGACTTTATTTGTTCCAATAACTACATAACGTCTACCAGTTAAATCGAACCAAGAATGTATGTCTCTAGCTGCACCTACTAGTATAGATGAATTAATCTGCTGCCAACCACCTATTTTTTCAGGTGATCCATATTGAAAACGCACATTATCTCCATCAATCCAGCGTCCCTCTGCTTGAGATGCTGTATCGTTCTTATCAAAACCTGGAGGTAATGGTATCTTTTTTAATGGCATATTTATGCCTAGTATATCACTTATTTAAGGTTACTTAAACTTTGTCTAATTTTAGTAGCAGATATCTCTTGTATTTCTTTCGGTAACACAATTTCTTCTATTTTATAGCCAACATCTCTACCATAACATATGTTAGTAATGTTTGGAACTTTTATAACATCAAACTGACCTTCGTAATCTTTTAGTTTTTCCTCAATTCGTTTTTTTATCTCATCAAATTGAAATGGGTTATTTTCTGTTTGTGGCATTGATCTAACCATTATACAAACTTGGCCAGTCTTCTTTAATATTTCTTTAAATAAAGCTAAATGCCCATCATGAAATGGTTGCCATCTTCCTAACATTTGTGCTGTTGGTTTAGAGTAATCTATCATGTATCTTCTTTATTATGTTATCATAGTTAAAATCAGTTATTTCAAAATCTACTTTTTTTGGTTTTTCAAATACTTTATTAGTATCTTCAAATCTTCCTTTATCAATTGTATTCATCCAAATCTTCATATCATAAAAAGATCTGTAAGATTCAAACGGACAAACAAAATCTACAACTACATGATTGGCTGCAAGATCACACATAGTCATCATACGATTGGCTTGTCGCTTTCTACCATTTTCTGTAAAATCCCAATCTTCAAATAGTTTTCTAATATCGTCTGCATTAAAGTAAGGTATTTTTTTACCTGTCACTAATTTTTTAGCAAACGTAGTTTTGCCTGATCCTGGTAATCCAAATATTAATATATTCATTATTTAATTTCTAAAAAAACATTATGAGAAACAGCTTTTTTTATATTAATTTGTGTCCTTTGTATATATTCTTTTATAGAAGGATATTTATTATAAAACAACATTTCTTTATTTTTTTTAATTAACCCCAAACCATTACTTACTAAAATATGTCCTATATATGAAAAATATAAATCTCCTTTTAAATTTAATAAATGAACTAAATTAAAAGAACCATCTTGTATATTTTCTAAAATTAATTTTAATCTTTCCGGCATTTCTGTTTTATTTTTAAATTCTTTCCAAAATAAACTATCTTTTCTTTTACCCAAATAATGCAAATATAAAAAACAAAGTATATTATCATTATTTTCAGCTATTGTTTGATTATATTTAAGAATGGAAGATTTATTTAAAGTTATAACATCACTTAAAAAATGTTTTAAAAGTTCTAATTGTGTTAATGCTAACCATATAGAAGTAGCTTCTAAAGGTTCTGTAAATCCGCTAGAAAGTCCTACAGCAAGACAATTTTCTACCCAAACTTTTTCATATCTACCTGCATCAAAACTAAATTCTCTTATGGCTTTTAAATCTTGTTTAAAATATTTTGATGCTTCTTCAATTGCTTGATCTGCATTAATATAATTTGAATCAAATATATAACCAGATCCCCATCTTTGTTGTAAAGGTATTTTCCATACCCAGCCATATTTCATAGCAATTGCTTCTGTGTATGGTTTTAATTCTTTATCTTGTTTAAGCATAAAAGGGACTGCTTTTTTCATAGGAAGATGTTTTTTATAACATATCCATTTTGTATTATAATGTTTGCCTATTAATAATCTTGCAAATCCAGAACAATCAAGTATAAAATCACTTTTGTATTTTCTATTATCTATCAAACATATTTCTTTAATTTTATTATCGACTGTTTTTACATTTTTGAATTCTCCAACAATATGTTTAATCCCCCTATTAATAGCAATATTTTTTAAATAAGATGCTATTTTATGAGCATCAAAATGTAAGGCATACGGACAATTTTCAGTATCTACTAAATTTTTATAAGATATTTTATTTTCGTATAAAAAATTATCTATTTTTTTATTTCTATTTAACGCTTCATGAATCAAATAACTATATTCATCACTTGTAAAAGGATGAAAATATCTTGTATTGTCTCCGTTCCAATTAACAAAATTAATTCCAGCTTTTAACGTCCCTCCTGTTTTTTTTATTAAATCTATTGGATCAATATCTAAAAATTTTAAACTTGAAATGATTTGAGGAGTAGTTCCTTCCCCTGCTCCTAATATGCCTATCTTTTCACTTTCTATTAAAGTTATGTTGTGACCATTAAAATATTTATCTGCGTACAAAGCGGTAAGCCATCCAGCCGCTCCTCCTCCTAAAATAACTATATTCATTCTATATCCATATTTTTATATTTATTTATTATACTTTTAGGAAGTATATATTCTGCTTTAGTACGGCTATGTTTTAATTCTTTTGTTCTTATTGTATGATAATCTACATTATAAATTTTGTCATTATATTTTATACCATTAATAGAAAATTGTTTAAAATTTTTATTATATTTTATGGGTATATTTAAAAATTTACTTATTATTTTTATTGTTTCATCTGGACAATAAACTAAATCACAATAATTAATTATTTTATATTTTTCTTTACTAGATATTATATTTTTCATACTTCTTAAATATTTTGCAATCATGCCACTTCCAGGACCATAAGTGCCGTCGTCTTGCATTAATACATGACATCTTTCCTCAATATTTTTTGGTTGTTCTATATTTATAGTAGAAGCTAAACAATCTAATAAAGGTCTATGTAATAAAATAAACTTAGGTTTTTTTATTATTTTTTTTAAATAAAATAAATTAGTCGGTGTTCCCCAAGGACCTCTGTCTATAATATAATCACATTTCCAATCTTTATAATAATTATTAAATACATTATTAATAACATTATCTAATGATCCATGGTCTGGAAAATTATTAAATATATCGTATTCTTTAATAATATTAAGTTGATATATAGCATCTGCTAATACAGTATTTGCAGATACCTTTACGTTTTTATTTTGATTTATTATAGAACCAAATAACGTATTACCCGATCTTGGAAGACCTGATAAAAAAAATATTTCTTTCATTAATTAAAGTTTATATTTAAAACAATAGTAATTCTAGGGTTTTTATATTTATTTTTTGATTTAGGTATTTCATGATGAAGATAACCAGGAAATATGACAATATCGTCTTCTTTAGTTTCAATTTGAAACTCTTGGTGATAACAAGAATTATCTAAAGAATTTTTATTTAGTTTATCATAAAATATTTTTCTAACATCTTTTAAATGCAACATTAAATAATCTCCCGGATTATAAAATACAGTACGCGAATGATACGGCTCAAAACATAAATAATGGATACAGGAAAAATCACTTCTAATATGATTATGTCTTCTCATATAATTATCTTCATAACAAACAGTATAATTAACAAATTCAAAATTAAATTTCTTTTCTGCTCCATTATAAAATTTTAAATCTTCAAATGTTTTTTCAAAAAAACTTTTATATATAGGAAGAATAGAAGAAAAATCAGGCACGCTAAATTCTTTGTTATTAAAGTCATTAAGCGGATGATGAAGATAGGACGATGAAATATTATTATTATCCCATTTATTTCTTATTTTAGATTTTTTAAAATTATTTAATATAACTTTTTTTATTTTATTTTTATTATATAAATTAGGGAATATACTTGATTTATAAATTGGTGTTGCAAATAAAGGTAGCTTTATTATATCGCTCATATAAATGTTATAACTAAGACAATCCTTCTTTTTCCTTGAGGACAAAAAGACGCAGCATGAAAATACTTACCGTCCCAACATACTGCTTTTCCTTGTTCCGGTTTTATTTTTTTAAGAATTTTAAAAGGTTCTTTTATATTCTCAAGAGGTATTATACAATCGTCTGGGTTTTTACTTTTATTTATTTTATCATATATTAAAGTATCCCCATCAACATCATTTAAATAAAGCATAAATACTTTATGATCGTGTTCGTGATCTACATGTGGATCTCCAGAAAGATGTACCCCATGATAATATGAAAAATTTATACACCCTCTTGCAATTTTATTTACTTTAATTTTTTCTTTTTCACAAAAACGCATCAATATTGGTTTAAAAAAAGAAACAATTTGTGAATTTTCAGTAGGTTCTTTTTTTGTAAATACATCATATCTCCAATATAACCCATGAGAAAAAAATGGAAATTTATCTGTCGTTGCAGCAGGTTGAAAATACCATGGAAAATTTTCCCCTAATACATATTCATTAACTACTTTTAATTCTTCTTTTGTTAAAAAATTTTTCTGTTCTTTATAAAATAATTTACTCATTCTGGTTTAAATACTATGTTTAAATTAAATCTAATACTATCTTTTTTAGGACCAAAGCCTTTATGTTCTATACAACTATTAAATACTTTTGCTTCTCCTTCTTTATCTTTAAAAAAATAACCATCCACCATAATACCACCATCCGAATCATGCAGGCTATATAAAACACTTATATATTCTTTTGTATTATCTGTATGCAAAGATGTTTCTGCATTAGTTAAATACATGTTCCAATTAAACCTAGATAAAGTAGCTTTTAATTTTAATCTTTCTAAAATAGATTCATATATAATATTTCCATATATATTTAAAACAGAGTCTATCGTAGGATTTCCATCAGAAACAGTAGTAATACTAAACCCACTATTTATTTTTGAAGATATTCTTTCTAATCTAGAAACTGGATTTTTAGAGTCTATAAACCAATGTGAATTAGACAATTCTTTTAAAATTATTTTATTAATATTTTTCGGTATTAATTTATTTAAAACTTTTACATCTGGTTTCATTTATTATTGATAATGTAATTAAACCATCCAGTAATTATTTGTTTTTCATTATTAAAATCTGTTACTCCATTATGTGTAAATGTAAAATCTGCAGGCCAAATTAACGTTAGACCTTTTATGGCCGGACAATAAAAATCTTGATATTTAAAATATGTTCCCCCATCAAGATTATCTGTTAAATATGTCATAAATACTAGTAATCTAGTGTATCTATGCTGTTCTCTTTCATAATGAGGAAAATAAAAACCATCTCCTGGTTTATACAATTGTATATTAACAGGTTCTATTATTGCCCATTTATTTAAATCATTTTTAATTTCTGGATATTTCATTTGATAATTAAAAGAAACTTTAACTAGATCGTTAAAATACTTATTTAATTTTTTAGAAAAAAAACTTGGATGTATGCTTAAATCAGTTGATTTTTTAACAAAAAGATTAACTTGATTGTCTCCTGATTTTCCAGCAGAACTAAATTTTTTATTTTTATTCCAGTATTTTAATACCTCGGATACAGCGCTTGAACTAATTCTTTCTGCGTGTATTCCTAATGGAGTTTTCATATTCTTTTATTATTTCTTTTGGAAGCCATAAATCATAGTCATATGCTTTTATTTTTACTTTATCTGTTCTTATTTTTGTTTGATCATTTTTATTATCTACCTGTTTTAAATTAGTAAATTTGTGTTTTTTAAAAATAGGCATGTTTAAAAATTTGTATAAATTATTTACAATTTTTTCAGGGTTATCACATAAATCATGGTAGTTTATAATTAAAATATTTTCTTTTTTTTCTTTTTTTATAACATTGTTATAAGCTATTAAAGACTTCCCTATTGGTCCTCCTTCGTCCATTAAAAATTTACAAAAAGCTGTTGGATCACCTGGTTTAACTGCTTTAACAAATGACGCTAATATTTCTTTAGCAGGTCTCACTAAGAATATAAATTTAGATGGTAACATTCCTAATTCTTTTAGAGCTTCATAATTAAAAGGAGTTCCCCACGGTGCTCTTTCTATTATATATTTTTGTTTCCAATTACTATAATAACCAGTTATTATATTTTTTAATGAATTATCAAAAGATTTATGATCATTCTGTTCTTTAAAAAGAGAAGTGTCTTGTAATTTATACATTTGATATAACATTTCAGGTACAATACTATTTGGTGTTATACATACTTCTGGATTTTGATTTATTATAGACGTAAGTAAATTATTACCACACCTCATAAATCCAGATAAAAAGAAAAATTGTTTATTCATTAAAATTTATCTATTTCATTAAAATTACAAGCTATAGTATATCTTTTTTGTTTAATATTACTAGGGGCGACACCATGATTAGCTTCAGAACTAAAAAAAACAAATTTACCTATTTTTTCAGTTATTGTTTTATTAAACTGAGGAAAATATGTTCCAGGGCCATTTTCTGTTAAATACAATACACTACTAACACAATTATATCTATGATTGTGCATTATTACTTCATCTTCTTTTTCTATTATATTTCCCCATGCTTGAGTTAAAGCCATTTCTGTAAATGGAAAAGTTGTAAATATTTGACCTATATTTAATAATAATTTATTAAATTCAGGAACATTTTTAAAAAATGTCCAGTCGGTCATTTTTCCCTTTACATTAGTTTTATAATTTAATGGACCAACATTTTTATCTATTAAAGATTTAAAATAATTTACAAAAGACAAATCACTTAACTGATGTTCTATTATAAATAGATTTTTTGTAACAGGTTGCGTAGTTATTATATATTCCATATTTATTTCTTTAATAAAAATTGTATATCAGGAAAATAAAGATAGTTCAAGTTATTATTTTTAAAAAATTCAATTGCCTGATCAAACGTTCCAACTAAAGGTTTACCTGATATATTTAAGGAAGTGTTTAATAAAACAGGTATTCCTGATAATTTGTAAAAATACTGTATTAAATTATAAAAATTTTTATTCTGTTCTTTTTTTAATGTCTGTATTCTGCAACTATTATCTACGTGTGTTATACCAGGTAAGTATCTTTTTGCTTTAACCGCATAAGACATGTAAGGTATTTCTTCTTTTCCATTTAAATCAAACCAATCATTAGCATGTTCGTGCAACACGGTTCCTGCAAATGGCCTATACCATTCTCTTTTTTTTAAAGTATTTACAATTTCTTTTGCATGAATATTCATTGGATTAAATAATATAGATCTGTTTCCCAAAGCCCTTGGACCTGCTTCCTGTTTACCTTGAAATATACCTACAATATTATTTTCTTTTAATAATTTAGCAACTTCTTCTACAGAAGTATTTTTTTTAATATCTTTTGGATAAATTGGTTGTTTTCCTAAATATAAATTTTTATATGGCTTTACTTTTATGTTGTTTTTAAAAGCAACCAGAAGAGCTAAACCTAAACTAGTTCCACCATCGTGAGCAAGAGGATCAACAAAAACATTTTTATGTATTTTTAATACATCATTATTTATTTGACAATTTTGAAAAAAACCACCAGACAAACATATATTATTATTTTTTAATTTTTTAAGTCTATATAATACAAAATCACGTGATTCTTCTTGAATGGATTTAGTATACTTAAATTTATCTAAATTATTTTGATTTATGCTCCATAAAAATCCTTGATTAACTTTAAATAAATTTTTTTGTTTGTAAAAAACATTTAAATTACATTTTTCTTTTGCATAAGAAGACATTCCCATAACTGCTCCAGGTTCACTAGAACCGATGCATTTTGCTGCAAACTTAAATAAAAGAGCTGGACTAATACTTTGTATAGAATGAATATTTTTTGAATATGTTCTATCTATTCCCTGACATACCTTCCATATTAAATTAAAACTTTTGTTAACTTCAAATATAGATTCTATTTCATAACCAATGTTATTTTTTTTATAATAAAATGGAGTACCACTTCCATCCATAATTAAACAATATGCTTTATCAAAACTTGAATTAAAAAAGGCACATGCCGCATGCTGTAAATGATGATCTAAATTATATTCAATTTTTTTATATAAAATATTATATTCTAAACATTTATTAATAATATAATTATTATAATAATTAATTAATTCTTTATTAATTTTAGATTGACTGTATATTATAATATCAAATTTATTGTTTTTAATTTCTTTCCATAAATAGTTTATATTGTGATCTTTCTTTATACCAGATAACATTGATTCTTCTTGATAAAATACAATCTCATTGTTTTCTATTATAGAAAAAGATGCATCATGAGAAAAATTTATTCCTAGCACTTTCATGCTAAAATAAATATCATTTTTTATTTTATAAGTCTATTTATAAAGGGAGATTCCAAGAAGTACCATTCCAATATCTCCATTGAGCATCATTATGCATGCCTTTCCATATTTGAGTGGTTTCATCCCATTGTGGCACTATTCTTCCTTTTGGAACTTCAACTTCTTTTCCTTCAGGATTAACAATAGTAACATATGTGATTAATGGAGCATTTACAGGGTATTGATGAGCTTCTCTTGATGGAACAAAAGGTTCTGTTCCATAATAACATTGTTCTTCTGTAGGGCCTTTTATTGGGGGTTGCCAAATATCGTTTTCATCTAATATCCATGAAGGATAAATAGTTGGATTAATAAATTTTTGTTTTTCTGGATACCAATAACCTTTATTTACAACTGGAAAATTTCCTCTAAATCCATTAGAACTACCTGTAGAAGATACAGGAGGTGCTTGCTCAATTCTTTGATTATTAACTGTCCAAATAGAACATTGAATCCATCTAATACCAAATTCATCAGGAAATAGTCTATTTAAGAAATCAATTCCTTTTTGTTCTACTTCAATACCATTTTCATCTAATAAATTTTTATTACCAACTACTATTATGTCTACTACTAAATTGTCATCTCTTACTTTTGCAAAATGTGCCATATTTTATTTCACCTGATATCTAATAAAGCATACTCCAGCAGCTCCCGCGCCGCCTCCGCCCCAAGAATATCCACCGCCCCCACCCGATCCAGTATTAGTTAATCCTGCCATAGCTTGCCAGTTTCCACCTCCACCTTGTGAGTAAACTCCACCTGTTGGTCTTGTTCCGCCACCTCCACCAAAATAAGTTTGAGATCCATTTGCTAAAGCAGTTTGTATACCTATACCACCAAATCCACCAGCTGAAGCATTTCCGGCTGCCCCTGCCCCTGCTCCTCCTGGAGCATAACGTCCTTGTCCACCTACTCCGCTATATTGTGCATTATTTCCTCCGCTATTTCCAGAAGTAGAACCTTGTCCACCATTTCCAGCAGTAGCTGTTTGTCCAAAAGCATTTGAAGAATTACCAGCATTACCTGAATAACCTTGCTGTGCTCCATTTCCTACGGCGTTGCCACCTGTTCCGATTGTAATTATATTGTTTCCTACAGCGGCAGTTACGGCATTTGCACTTTTATAAATTCCAGCTGCTCCACCATTTCCTTCTGGGCCATGAACTTGTCCTCCTCCACCAGCTCCTCCTCCACCCATTAAAAACCAATCATAAGTTGGATATTTAGAACCTACTTTTGAAATTGCAAAAGTATCTGTAGAATTAAAAGTATGTAAATAATAATTTCCTTGTTCTGTTATCGTTCCGCCAGTTGCTACAATTCCAGGAAAACTACCATTGTTTAATCCAAATCCTCTTGCTGAACCACCACCTCTTGTAGTTAATAAAGGCATTCTTTCTTCTCCCTAATTAAATTGAGTTTGTGCTGCTAATATTGTATATGCTGGGGTTGTTGATGTTTTAATTGCAGTAAATGAATAAACATCTATTCCTGCATTACCTGATGTTGGTGCAGAACCACCTTGATATTCAAGTGTAACATTTGTTGATGAACCATCAATCGTTATTGTTGAAATATAAAAAGTAGTATTAGTATTTAAAAAAGCACCTGTTACAGATTCGCCAACAGATAACATGTTAGTTAAAGATGTAGAAGAACTACCTCTTAAATTTATTGTAAAGTTACCTGTTGCTGTTGTCGTGTGATAAAGAACAGCTTGAGTTAAAAAATCGTAATTAATTGTTCCAGTAGTTGCTGTTACAAACACAGAAACTTTTTCTTTTACTTGTTGAATTTTACCAGTACCATTAAATGTTACTGCACCTGTTCCTTTAGGTGTAAAATTAATACCTACATTTGTATCTCCACCAGATGCTGTAAAATTTGGATTATTTCCTGTTGCAGCATTTGCAATTGTTACTTCATTAACTGCTGTTGTTACTTTTGAAAATATAAAAAATTCATTTGCCGCATCATCATCAATTTCATTAATAACAGGTGATGTTAGTGTTGGTGCAGTTAAAGTTTTATTAGTTAATGTTTGAGGTGCTGTAAGATTTACAGTTGCTAAATCTACTGCATCCGTTCCATTTAAATAAACTTGTTTAGTTGTTTTATCAGTTGCTCCAAATATTACTGAAGCTCCTCCCACTTGATTTAAAGCAAGTGTAAAAGCGCCTGTTGTACCATTTTTTAAAGTGTAAGTTTTTTCAATTCCAGAAGCTACAAAAACAGTAGTGTTAGCAGCTATTGTTCCTGCAAATTCAATAACAGCATTTCTAGCATTTGATATTGTAGCATCCGTCATCACTAAAGTTGTATTAGTAGAAGTAAGTGTAATTAATTGATAACCAACAATAGCTTGTTGTAAAAGGTCTAAATTTGTATTAGTTTTTGTTCCCCATGTACCCGAGTTTTCACCCGTAGCCATAAGTTCTAGTTTAAGATCTGTAGAATAAGATGATGCCATAAAAATCCTTTATAAATTATGTATAATATCTAATTTTAGTTTCATTAAGCCGCTATGTCAACCACACTCCAAGTATTAGTCACCCCTATATCTACAACAGCCCAAGCAGATATATATAAACGACCTGTAGAAGCCGTTGCATTTACACCATTTACACTTGCTATAGTTAAAACTTCACCAGACGCAACCCCCATACTTACATTTAATAAATTTGTAGATAATGTAACTATTGTATTTGGTACAGCATCTTCATTGCCTAAACCTACTGTTAATAAATTAGTATTGGCTGTTACATTAGCATTTCCAGTAACCTGTGCAATAGATGTTAAAGTTAATGTTAATAAATTAGTTGATACAAAAACTTCAACTCCTGGAATAGCTTCTTCTTCAGCACCTTGAGAAACAAACATCCCACCAATATTGCCCCACGAACCATAACCCCAAGAAGTTGATCCCCAAGGTAGATTACCCGGTGATTTTACTTCAACATCAACATCCACTTTAGTTGATACTGAAGCTGCTGTTACATTTATAATATTTGTAAGTAATGTTAGGTTTGCATCTCCTATTAATGAAAGAGTGCCTGTTGTTGTGTTAGATTGTACTCCTGTTAAATTAAGGGATCCTGTACCTTCAACTGTTTCATCACCTTGTTCAACTAATACACCTGTAATTTGATTCCATGCTCCTTTACCCCAAGAACTAGACCCCCATGTTGTAGGAGAACCAGGAGTAGTAACTTCTACAATTATATTTTCTCCAGCAAAAACAGAATTAACACTTGCACTTATTTCAGATCCATTAACAGTAATTATAAAATTTGCTTGTGCAGAAACTGCATTAACAGTTAAATTTAATAAATTTGTAGATAGAAATACATTTCCATCTCCTTCAATAGTTTCGTTTCCAATTGAAGATTGAATAGTAGGAGTTGTAACATTGATTGAAACATCTTCAAAATTTTGTCCCCAAACTAGATAACCCCAGTAATATCCTCCCCATCCTTCATCAGGATAAAAAGCCTCTACTGTACCAATGGAAACATTTGTGATGCTATCGCCACCAAAAGATTGAGATCCCCACGTGCCTGCTCCGTAGGCGGTTAGGCCAGCTGACGATACTTCTACTGTAATATCTGCCACCTGGCCCTCCTAAAATTAAGCGATTCTTAATATAGCTGCTGCACTTGTGAATGCTGGAAATAAAATTGTAAATGTTCCTGATGTTGCGGTTTTAGTTGCACCGAAATCTAATACACACACTGCTGCATTACTACCGAATGAAGTATTATAAATTACTGCACCCAATGCACTTAGTGTAACTCCTGTAAAAGATAAATCTGCGAAATCTACTATTCCTACTGAACCATCTAATGAAACTAATTGTCCTGCTAATACTCCACCACCTGGAACATATGTTCCAGTAGTTCCTACTTCATTTGTTGAAGTGTAAACTGTAGTTGTTGCATTTAATACTGCGTTTGATTGGTAAAGTGCTAATTTAAAAGTGTTTCCACCTACTGCTGAAAAATCGTGATTTGCATCTAACAGTTGTGATTTAAAACTATTACAAACCGCTTGGTCTATACTTAATGTCATAATTATTCTCCTATATATTTATTATGGTGATGGTGACGGTACTTTAATTCGTAACGTTCCATCTTGATACTCGTCTCTACGTCTTCTACCTGTTTGTTCTAACGTAAATCCTTGTAATGCCATATTATACTTCTCTTGATACAGTTTGTACATATCCATAGGTCCTTTTAAATATGCAAAAGCTTCTACTAAACAGGCATATAATAATAATTCTGGTGCATTAATAGAAATATAAGTTTCCGTGTTTGTTGGACTTAAACCATCTGGAGTGTAAATATAATCTAATTCTACTAAAAAATTTGAACTTGGTGTAGGAGCTACTTCAATAGCATTTTCTCTAAATGTAGCATAATATTTAGGAAAACCAGTAGATCCTGATGAATTATATTCAGTTATAAACGTATCATCTCTCGGTTCTAAGGATACTTGAATACCTGATGTATTTGTAGCAACAACTGAACGAACAATTAAAGCTCTTCTTGATGTTGTTGATCCTGAAGACTGTGGGGAATCAGGAAGTAATAAATATTTATTATTAGCTGTAAATGAAGATGTCGCGTACTCGCGCGCGTAGTCAGCATCTGCTTCTCTAAATATCTTAAATTCAGAGTCTCTAATAAAACCATTTACAATAGTAGCTGTTAAAACTTCAGAACCTACCTCTGTATAATCTCTAATTTTTTGTACTAATTCTGCGTATGTCATTTTATGTTATGTTAATAGTTACATTACCTAAGCCTGTGTAAGCTGCTCTTCTAGTGTTAATAATATCTCCACTTATACCTGGTTGCATTCCGTTTGAAACATATTGTCC